TTTCTGGAGAAACAATAAGATCGGTTGGACCTCTACGAGCGCCAGAAGGAGTACCACCGACGAATGAAGCGTTAATACGCTTAATCTTAGTAAACAACTTGTTCAAGTCATTAAGAACAAAACGTCCAGCAGCAGCAGAACGGAATGTATGATAATTATCTTGAGCGGTAGCTGAATTACCAGTAGAAGCATTAGCAAGTGCAGTCATGATCAAGTTGGCAGAAGTTCTTTCTTGCTTGAGCATAACTTCTTGAGCTACGCGAGTGAAAGACTTGCTAACTACATCTAGACGGCTCTTAGCAGCATACTTCTTATCGAAAGCTACAGCACTATCAAGACGATAGGTAGCGATCTTCAATTCAGAAGAGAGAGGTTGAACGATGTTCTGAGGTAGACCACCAGCAACTGACTGGCTATAAACCTTGATATAATCCTCGTCGAAGATATCATAATAGAGATCTAGAGGAATTGAAGGATTATCTTCAGCGTTAAACTGTAGGCTTGTAAAGAGATTAGAAACAGTTGGAGCATTATTAATAACTTCGGCCAAAACTGGACCAATGAATTCAGCCAAAGCTACTTGAGCTTCATAGGCTACTTCACGGTTTTTAGAAGCCAATGCTTTGATTAGCTCAACTTGTTCATCTGTTCTTTTTAAAACGATTTTCATGTTAGTTGATAATTAAAATTATAGAGCAGTTGGGTTGACACAATCAATTTGGACCATGGCATACTTACCAGTAGTTCCAGCAGAGGCGAAGTAATCGCTCTTACCATTTTGGCTAGTACGGCTACCAGTAGCCAATACGCGACCAATGATTGTATAGTTACCACTCAAGGCAGGACCATTGTTGACTGAAGTCAAACCAGTAACCTTACCGGCATTGATAGAAACCAACAAGTGAGAGTTTGGAGCCATGTTGGCATCAACCCAGTCGATAGCTGTATCGGCTAGAGTGAAGATACCGCGAGTAGCTACAGGTACAGCTTGTCCAGAAAGAACGGCTTGTAGTTCGGCTCTCTTGATTGGGTTATAGAGAAGCTTCTCACCATTTTCATCAGTGAGTAGAGTTTGGTTAAGCGTAATACCAAGAACAGGAGCGCCTGTGGTAGCCGCAGTGAAGGTTAGAGGTACAGAAGGATACTGAGCAGCGCCCAAGAAGGGATAATCAGTTTTTCCTAGAACTGTATCATTAGTAGCGTAGGTAATAGGATCAAGATCCAAATTACCAGCGGATACTTTAACGAAAACACCAGCAGAACCATTACCATTTGTAGATGGCAATGTATCAACTGTGTCGCTGGCGAATAGATTTACGACATCATATTCGCTATATTGTCTGAATGGGTATAATCTTAGTGACATATACTTTAAAGTTTAATTGTTATGTTTTCTTTACTGAAAGCTTTGCTGAACTTTTCCTTCCAAGATCCCTTGCCTTCAGTTGGGTTAACGTTCTGAGCGGGAATAGAAGACTCTTCTGGCTTTGCATTTGCTAAAGCTGTTTCAACGGCGACTGTCTTTTCAACAGCTTCCTTTGTAACACTAGCTTGAGCCTTGACTTCACCTAATCTCTTAGCCAACTCGGCTTCAAGACGATCTTGGAAAGCTTTATCTTGTTCAGATTTGAAAGCTTTGCTCTTGTGTCTATAAACAACAGCAAGCTTTTCCTTATATGAAGCAAATGCTTCATCACTCTTTTCTAGAGCGCCAATTTCCTTGGCTAGAAAATTACGATCAATCTCATCAAGATCGTATTCTGAATCAAGGGTTGACATTCTAGAATTAAAAATCTCTTGAGCGGCTTGAGCGCTTAATGTATTCTCAAGTTCGCCTAGTCTAGCTAAAGTTTCATTTAGCTTATTATTATTCTCCTCAAGTTCTTTCTTAACCTTTTCGGTTTCAGCTAAAGCTTGAAGCTTTGCGGTTTCAGCGGCTGAAATTTCAGCCTTGATTTCTTCGTTCTTTAATTTAATGCGTTCTGCGATTTCAGCAGAAATAGAAGCAACAGCTTCTTCACTAAATTTGGTAGTCTCTTGCTTTTCAGCAAGGACTGTCTTTAATGCGGATAGTATTTGTTCTAAATCCATAGTTTTAGTTTTGGTATTATTTACAGTCTCTTTTTGATCTTGTGAAAAATTTTTATCTTTAATCTTTAATAAATCTAGTGTATTTACTTCAATCGATTCAGCTTCTGCTTCTTCGTTATCATCTTCTATTTCATTTTCTTCAGTATCTATATTATTATCAGAAGTTCCATCGTCAATTACAACTCCTTGAACATCTGCGGCAGGATTAGTAGTAAAACCAATACCTAAAGGATAAATTCTTCCTGTGACTAAACGATATACAGGAGTTCCATCATTCATATAACCATTACCATCAAAACCTCTAAGATATTTCTTGAATTCAATTAATTGTTTTTGATCAGTGATTATTTCTGCATCTTTTAAATTATCACTTCCAACAGCTACAACATATTCATTAAAACCGATCTCCCAACTTGCACTTATTCTTCTAAATAAATTAGATTCTGGATCGTTAGAGTCAACTAAAGCATCAGCAAAGTCTCTATCTACAGTTTTATATACTACGGCAGCTAAAGCAATATTAAATGGATCTAATGAACCCTTAACCTGTTCATCAGTTAGTATTTGATTCTCTCCATAGCTAGAAAATGCAGAATTTACAATATGTCCAACTACTCTTTGTTTCTTATGTTCAATATTTGTTGGCTTATGAATAAAATATTTCTTAAATGCAATTGCGGTATTTGTATCAATACCATCACCATTTTTATTAAACTTATTTACTAAAGCAGCATTAAAAGCAGCCCCAACTAAATCAACATTCTTATCTAAATTAACAGATTTAGGTATTAAAGTTTTTAATGAATCAAGAGAAGCTTCGGATAACAAAATATTCTGATCAAAATTAAGCGAAGCCGTTACTATATTTTCAAAAGTTGTTCTATACTTAAACATATAATTAATTTTTACACAGAATACTTAGTGCTGTGATATAATAAACCGGCAGAATATGCATCTAATTGATGTTCTGCCGCCATATTTTGTATATCAGTTAGTATTCCTAACTTATCAAGTTGCGTAGGATCGTTTAATACTTTACCTACTACTTCGTTCCAAGTTCCACTTTCGCAACCTACAATAATAGCTTCGCTAATACCAGTAGCTAATTGTTTTTGATCTGCATTTAAAGATTTTTTATTATATTTTTTCTTTAGAGCAGTTTCTACAATAGCATATAACTTCTTCGTTTCATCCATAACTTTAGCAATTGCATCTTTAGCAAAAACACTAGCTTTTGTAGTTCCTACTGGACGACCTCTTTCATTAGGTGTTTTAGTTTTTGGCAATGGACCGGCAGCAGCACCAGTTGGCATCGCTGGAGGAATCATTGGAACGCCACCAACTATCGGATTGTAGTAACCTTTCTCACGATCAGCTACAAATCTCTCTTGTGCAGCGGCCAACTCTTCTGTAGTTGGATAAATTCCTGTTTCGATAACCTTTAAGCCTTCTTCTGGAGGAAGAATACCAAGCTCCATCATGCGCGTAACAACTCTATTAAATTGAGTTTCATCCTTAATAGATACTTCTTCAAATTTTGCTTTTGGACACTTACCTTTAAAACCAAGATTCTTAAAAATCTGTTCTAATTCAGGTTGTAAAAAGTCATTCAAGAATGCGTTTCTTGCTTCTTTTAGTCTTTCAAAAAATACCTGAGCTTTAACTGTAGTGTTAGAGAATTTTTCAGATCCAATTAATATATTTTGTAGACCTTCTTTGATATCTTCATTAACAATCTTGTATTTCTCATAACCTAAAACCTTGTTTAGATCAGGAATGATAAATTCAGCTTTTGTAGTATAATCAGCAACAAGAACACGACCAACAGATTGATTATTAAGCAATGATTGCATTGCTTTTATATTTTTATGATTGATTCCACCCTTGCTAGGCTCTGTTCCTAATGTAATTAGAAGAATAACATTTTCGATAGTACGGCAAATAGCTTGATCAATCTTTTTCATCTCAAGTTTAAAGTTAATGTCATCTAAAACTGGGAATCCAAATGGAATAGCAAATGGTTCATAGTCTTGTTTCTTATAAAAGGAATAAATTACATTAGTTGGATCAAGTTGAATCTTTAAACCATCTCTAGCCCATTGACCATTTCTGATCTTGTCTTTAGTCTGCTCATCCAATTGATCAAAAATCATTTGATCATGATCGTTTTTAGGAGTGCGAAGTCTTTCTAATTCATATTCTGAAAGAACTTTCTGATACAACATCGCTTTCCAAGAACTAGTTCTATTTACAGTAACATAATATGGATTTAACAATGTATATTGAACAGGAATAGAGTTCTTTACATTATAACTAGTAGGATAGTTTAGCAAACTAACGTCTGTTGTATAAGACTGACCATCATAATTAGCATATGTCTCTAAGATTTTCTGAAAATCATCTATTTCAAATTTCGCATTTATTTTATAAAAGAAAATATTACCGCTTCGATAATACTCACGGAAATATTGATCTTTAACATTCCAAAGCTTTACATACTTCATCCACTTATTGAAGAAGTCTTTAGCTTTTTGAC